TCTGTTTCATGCTTTTATCAGGAACAGATGTCACTCCTAACATGTCGGTTGGCGATTTAGAATTAGTACTCGGTGTAGAGTATTAATTACTATGGCAGACAAAGATAATACATTTTTAAATGCTGACAACATCTATATGGATGTTGATGGAGAAACTGGTAAAGGTTTAGACCTTGAGTTTAGTCAACAAGTAAATTTAGTTGGTATCGTTAAAGATAGATTTCAAATAGCAGAAGATGCTAGACAGACTGATGAAACACGTTGGTTAAAAGCTTACTCTAATTATAGAGGACTTTACAGCAAGTCTGTTAAATTTAGAGACTCAGAAAAATCTCGTATCTTTGTAAAGATTACTAAAACAAAAGTACTGGCTGCGTTCGGTCAACTAATTGATGTTATTTTTGGTACAGGTAAATTTCCAATAGGAATTACTGAAACTAAAGTACCTGAAGGCGAAAGAGAAAATGCTTATCTTGACGCACAGAATGGTGCTCCCGGGCTTGAAAGTCCTATGGGTGGTGGAGCGTTCCCCGATGATGTTGATGGAAATGCATTAGATAATCCTTATGATATGGGTTACGAAGGAGACGGTAGAGTTCTTAAACCCGGAGCCACAATGGGCAAAGGATTGTTTTCAGACAGTTTAGAAGACACTATTGAAGACCAGCTTACTGAAGGACTTAGTCCTATACCTACAGTATTAGAAATTAAACCAGCAGAAAAAGCTGCTAGACGCATGGAAAAATTAATCCATGACCAAATTGATGAATCAAAAGGTTCGTCCGAAATTAGAAATGCTCTTTTAGAATCTGCTTTGTTAGGCACAGGGATTGTAAAAGGACCATTTAACTTTAACAAAAAACTTCACAAGTGGGAAGACGGTGAAGACGGTGAAAGAAATTATAACCCACTTGAAGTAAGAGTACCTAGAATAGAGTTTGTCAGTTGTTGGGATTTTTATCCTGACCCTGCTGCTACAAACATAGATGAGTGTGAGTTTATTGTTCATAGACACAAGATGAACAAATCACAACTTAGAGGTCTTCGTAACATGCCTTACTTTGATGAGGATGCTATACGAGAATGTATACAACAAGGACCAAACTACACAGAAAAAGATTTTGAAAGTCAATTAAAAGATGACGCTAGGTCTGACGAGTACCAATCTAACTTTGAAGTTATAGAATATTGGGGAATCATGGATGCAGAATATGCCCGTGAAGTAGGTATTGAGTTACCGGACTCTGTCGATGACTTGGACGAAGTTCAAATAAACGCTTGGGTATGCGGAACTCAATTGTTAAGAGCAGTAGTGAATCCATTCACACCGTATAGGTTGCCTTACCATGCTTTCCCATACGAAAGAAATCCGTACAACTTTTTTGGTATAGGTGTTGCAGAGAACATGGATGATTCTCAACAGATTATGAATGGTCATGCACGCATGGCTGTAGACAACCTAGCAATGGCTGGGTCACTGGTATTCGATGTAGATGAGTCAGCCTTAGTAGGCGGACAGTCTATGGAGATATATCCGGGTAAAATTTTTAGAAGACAAGCTGGAATGCCGGGACAAGCCATACATGGTTTGAAGTTCCCAAATACAGCTCCAGAGAACATGATGATGTTTGACAAGTTCAGACAACTAGCAGATGAGCAAACAGGAATACCTAGTTACTCACACGGACAAACAGGCGTACAGAGTATGACAAGGACTGCTTCAGGCATGTCAATGTTGCTGGGTGCATCAAGTTTAAATATTAAAACAGTTGTCAAGAATCTTGATGACTTTTTATTAAGACCTCTAGGAGAAGCTTTCTTTCAGTGGAACATGCAGTTCTTTGAAGGCGGTCTAGATGTTAAAGGTGATTTAGAAGTTAAAGCTACTGGAACAAACAGCTTGATGCAAAAAGAAGTAAGAAGTCAACGATTGACAATGTTCTTACAAACTGCACAAAATCCTGTTGTTGCTCCATTCGTTAAGATTTCTAAAATTGTTAGTGAATTAGCCTACAGCTTAGACTTGGACCCAGAAGAGATTCTGAACGACCCTGAAGAAGCTGCTATCATGGCACAAATAATAGGAATGCAAAATGTTGGACAAGCGAATGGCGAAGAGACTCAACCTGTTAACGGGCAACAAGGACCTATGGGAGGCGTTCAAGGAGCACCTCAACCACCTCAAAACCTTGGAGCTACAGGCACTGGTGGTGGCAACATCGGAATTGGAGATGTTCCGCAGTCAGGGGAGAGTGAATTCTCTGGTACGCCTAGAGCAACTGGACCTACAGGTTAAAGAAGCAATTACTAGAAAGGAAGAAATATGAGCATGTTAAAAGACGAAAGAGAACAATACTCCACAGGTGGCGGAGACGACAAAGGCATGCCAACCGTTACTGAAAGATATGACGCTGTTATAGACAACGACATTAAAATTTTAAATAGTGACGAGAGAGAATCTTACCTTAACTCTGGAACTGGATTATTCGGTACAGGTTTTGGAGCAAGAGCTGGACAAGCATTAGGTGGGTTTGGAGAAGGAAAAAGACTTGTCCAAGATTTAAAAGATGTGAAAAGACAGATGTACGATGATACTCCTGTGCCAGAACTTATCAACAGGATAAATTCTAGATTTGCAGAAGCTGGAGTAGACTACATAGTGTCTGACAAGTTTGGCGTAACAAAGAAAGCTGAAGGCGGTAAGGTTCAGTTTGCAGAAGGAGGTTCGCTCCTAGCAGACGACATGCTAGTAGAAGAAGAACTACCTATAGAAGAAACACACACGATGCCTGACGGCACAGAAATGCCCGGAGAGACTCATATAGAAGAGGACATCATTCCGGAAGAACCAGAAGTACCCATGGAATCTGACGATAATATGGAAGACGGTTATTTAGATTTTATACTTGACAAAGCTTTATCCCCAGAAGAAGAAGGGATACTTATGTCAAAACTTGAACAAGATGAGGAACTGTCTGTGCTCTTTGATAGAGTTGTAGACGTTGCTCAAGAATTTGCTGGAGCTGGTCCTGTTGAAGGTCCGGGTTCAGGAGTCTCTGATTCGATTCCCGCAAGGTTATCGGATGGAGAGTTTGTCTTTACTGCTGCAGCTGTAGACGTCATCGGAGCCGATAATTTAATGGTAATGATGAAAGACGCAGAAGCACAAGCAGGAGACAGACAAGAGTTAGCTGAAGGTGGAAGCCCTGAAGATGAAACTGTTACTATGCCAGTAACCCAAGCAAAAGAACCCAAAGTTCGTATTGCTAGAGAAACTGTGGATAGTAAGAGAGGGTTGTTAGAAGAAGATGAGATATCTAAAAATGTTAAATCTAAACTACTGCTCGACAATCGTGAAGGACGACACGTTCAAAGCTAACCAATAAACGGTAGAGCCACCCAGTGTAATTAACTAGCACTCTACCAAAACAAACCGAAAGGCTACCTTTACAGACAAGCCCTCTAGTCGACATAGAGCTACCTTGTGAACGAAGCCCTTAGTAGGAGAAAGAATATGGCTAATAATAAAGTCAAGAAAGAAGAAACGCCAAACCCTTATAATCAAAATAAGACATGGCACGAAGGAGAAGATAAACCTTTTGTATCATCAAACAGTGTGTACTTTGAAGAACCAAAGAACAGATTGTTTAATAGTGATGACATAACTGAAGTGGAAGCTGAAGGAAGTGTCAACGAAGAAGAATTGGAATCGAAGAAGGTCGAACCTTACAAGAAACCAGACTACAAGAAACGCTATGATGATTTAAAAAGACATTATGATTCTAAACTTGATGAGTTTAAATCTAGAGAACAGGAGTTAATGGACGAAGCTACTAGCAATAGACCAGCTTACCAAACCCCGAAGTCTCCAGAGGAACTTGAAAAATTCAAGAATGAGTATCCTGATGTGTATGAAGTTGTAGAAACAGTTGCTCACTTGCAATCGGAGTCTAAAGCAAAAGTTCTAGAAGAACGCCTTAGTAAACTCCAACAGCGAGAGGACGACCACGTACGACAGAGTGCAGAGAAAAGGTTAATGGATAAGCATCCTGATTTTGAAGATATCAAAAACAGTGATGACTTTCATAGTTGGGCAAAGGAGCAACCTTCAGACATCCAGAAATGGGTTTATGAAAATGCTGACAATGCTGACTTGGCTTCACGTGCCCTTGATTTGTTTAAAAAGGACTTTGGAATTGAATCTCAACCGACTAAGTCATCTTCTAAAAAACCGACCAAGCAATCTGCTGCTGATATGGTTTCCACTAAAACAACTAGTGTAGACGCATCACAAGAGAGAATTTGGTCAGAAAAGGAGATTGCTGCCATGAGCATCCAAGAGTATGATAAACACGAAAGTGCTATCAGCGAAGCTTGGCAAGAAGGCAGAATCATAAAATAAACTATGTAGTTTAGAAATAAACTATTACTAAAGGAGAATTACTATGGCTCAATATTTTGAACCAAGTACCGATACCAATGGTAACTTTGCTAACTCTGTTGCAGGACAAACTAATAGTTTCTTTTTACCTTCGGTTTACTCTAAAAAGGTTCTAAACTTTTTTAGGAAATCGTCTGTAATTGAAGCTATCACAAACACCGATTATTCCGGTGAGATATCTGCATACGGAGACTCAGTTAACATTATTAAAGAACCCACTATTACAGTATCAGCGTATACTCGTAATACTGATACCACAGAAACCAGACTAACTGATGCTGAAACATCTCTAGTTGTTGATAGTGCTAATGCATTCAAATTCATCGTAGATGATATTGAGAGCAACATGTCACATGTTAACTTCAAAGAGATTGCTTCAAGTTCAGCTGCATACGCATTAAAAGATGCTTACGATGCTGCTGTTCTCGTCACTATGTTTGCTGGTCTGTCCGCTTCATCACCAAACCACGTGTTAGGTGCTGATAGTGCAACTGATTTAGCTGCTGGAGTCTTTGATGGCTCAGGTGCTGCTGACTTAGGACAGTCTGAAACTGACCCTCTAGACCTTATGGCTAGAATGTCAAGACTACTTGACGAACAGAACGTACCTGAAGAAGGTCGTTGGTTTGTTGCAAGTCCTGACTTCTACGAAGTATTAGGTCAATCTAGTTCTAAATTGTTGTCTGTAGACTACAATGCTGGACAAGGTTCAATCAGAAATGGACTAGTATCAAGTGGAAAACTACGTGGATTTGAAATGTACAAATCAAACAATATTGCTGCAACATCTAATGCTGCTGGTAAATGTTTGGCTGGACATATCTCGTCTACTGCAACTGCTAACACAATCCTTTCAACAGAAGTGTTGAGAGACCCAACATCGTTTGGTGACATTGTGCGTGGTCTTCATGTCTATGGTGCGAAA